ATGACCCACGCCTGGCTTTTCACCGGCCCACCCGGATCCGGCCGATCCAACGCCGCGGTCGCCTTCGCTGCCGCCCTCGAATGCACCGACCCACACATCATCGGCTGCGGCACCTGCGAACAATGCCGCAAGGTGCAACGAGGCGCCCACACCGACGTGGTACACATCACCCCCCGAGAACTCACCATTGGCGTCGAAACCATGCGCACCGAAGTCGTCACCCCCGCCGCCATGCTCCCCACCGTTGGCAAATGGCGCATCGTCATCCTCGACAACGCCGACCGGCTTACCGACGCCGCCGCCAACACCCTCCTCAAAACCGTGGAGGAGCCCCCGGCGCACACGGTTATTATGCTCTGTGCCCCCTCCACCGACCCCGAAGACATTATTCCCACCCTCCTGTCCCGATCCCGCCACCTCTACATTCCCCAACCCAGCATCGACGACATCGTAGCCATCCTCACCCGCACCGACAACGCCACCGAAGCCGACGCACGCCGTGCCGCCATGGCCTCGGGAAACCACATTGGGCGGGCCCGCCACCTCCTCCACCACCAGGAATCCCAGATCCGGCGCACCAACATTCTCAACCTTGCGGAACTCATCTTCCACGGATCCCAAGCCTTCCAAGCCGTGACCAGCCTGGTGAAAACCGCCACCGACGAAGCCAAAAACTCCCTGGCCGAAACCAACGAACAAGAATTAGAAAAACTCCGCACCGCCCTCGGCATGGGAGCCAAAGGGCGCGGCGCCCACAAAGCCCTCCGGGGCAGCGCCGGCCAAATCAAAGAACTGGAAAAACTCCAAAAACGGCGCGAAACCCGCGCTATCCGCGACGCCCTCGATACCCAACTTGTCGACCTCATCGGAATCTACCGTGACGCCCTCATGATCGCTGCCCACGCCCAGGTGAGCCCCATCCACCCTGACATGCAAGGGCTCGCCAGCGAACTCAGCACCATTGGCGAACCCAACCTCCTGGCCTGTATCGAAGCCATCAGCCACTGCCGTGACGACATCACCCACAACGTCCGGGCCGAAACCGCCATGGACGCCATGGTCGGCCGAATCCGTAAAGCATGCAACGTGCAATAACATGCGCGAACACCAGGAACGCCACCCATGGTTTTCTAAACCGACACGCCATAAGGTACAATCACCGCTTGAACCAATTACGGTTCGTGCCGCCTTAGCTCAGTCGGTAGAGCGCTTCACTCGTAATGAAAAGGTCGTGGGTTCGATTCCCACAGGCGGCTCCACTAAAACCCCAGCTCAAAGCGTGTGTGAGCTGGGGTTTCACTAATGCTACCCCCACCCCGGCATGTTGAGAGTCGTTGCAGGTCGTTGGACCTCGGACCGAATTCATCCCGAACAAATCCCGAACAGAAAAAAACCGGGTTTTCAATAAGCCCGGTTTTCTATGGAAAGTTTGTTCGAGTCACCCATCGACGATCCGCAAGCCCCGCCCCCGCCGTTTGGCGCGTCGGGCTGCCTTTTCGGCTTCTCGTTTCCGCTCGGCGGCCATGTGCTCAGCAACCGCATAGGGGATAGCATCAATCCCCGTCTCCCATAGGTGGGCGTAGGTGTCAAGCGTCATGGCCGCGCTTGCGTGCCCCAGCATCCGCTGCACGGTTTTTACGTCCGCCCCCGCGGCAATCGCTAGTGATGCCGCGGTGTGCCGTAGCTCGTAGGTGGTGACCCCGGTGAGACCGGCACTGGTACAAGTGGTTTTCCACACTGCGCGCCATCGGGTTGTCGTCCACACATGGCCATACTCATCGGTGAGGAGCCAGTCGGTGGGCGCATGGTCATCAGCAATATCTTCGAGATCGAGGAGAAGATCGCCGCCTACAGGGACGTCTCGATGGGTGCGGGTTTTCGTCTCATCGGGGTTGCCGAGGGCGTCAACATCACGGCGGATCATGAGCCGGCCCCGTAACACGTCGAGGTCTCGAACCTGCAGACCCTTTGCCTCACCTGGCCGCAATCCCGTCTGGACCAGCACCGAGATCATGAGGGCTGCAGCCTCTGTCGGCGCCGCCTGCACAAGCCGGTCGATCTCGGCGACGGTTAAGTACCGCCGATCCGACTTCCCCTGCCTGGGAATATCACTGGACCGCATAGGGTTTTTCGTGATAACCCCCAGCTCGACAGCCTGGTCCAGGAGCGCATGGAAAACAATCCCTACCTTACGCAGACTTGCTCCGCTTAACGCCGCACCGGCGTTATCTAGCCGGGTGACGGTGGGGATCCACGTGCTAAACGCTGCTCGGGTGATTTTCCAGCAGGGGGCGTACTGCCACGTGGGCTCGATGTGCCGCCACGCCGCCCGATACCCAGCAACAGTGGAGGCAGCCCGCCCGGTTTTTGACGCAATCCACACACCCCACATATCGCCAAGCGTCACATCTAAGCGGTCTTTAGTAATCCATGTGCCTTCAGCCTGGCCTACCTCGGTGCGGCTTACATAAAGGTTGGCGGCATCGGCACTATCAAACATTTTGGTGATGGTCTTGCCGTTCTCGACCCACACCGCTTGCCAACGCCGGCCTTGCCCCCACCTAGCCGACCTCACTCGTCGCCCCTTGGGGCCAACCACGGTCCATAAGTCCCGTACATATGCCATGATATACTCCTTAAAGAACCCATCTACATGGGTTTTGTTTCCTCAAACCCTCGCTCATGTCTGCCAAGAACTGGAGCGGGGGTCAAAAATATTTCCAATGCGCTTACCGTTGCCGCAGTTGCTGGCTGACGGCAAGGTTATAGCCGATAGTCGCTAGGGTGTTCCAAATGCCGGCCAGAAGCATGACCGCAAGCGATCCGCCCGTCATCGTCAGGCCAGTAGCAAGGTCATCTACCCCGTTGCCGACGAAGATCGCTAGAAGCCCAAGGATGAACACTACAAGCCCAAGGTTGGCGATTAGAATAGCGATGGTCTGGTGCCGCTCAAACGGCTTTGTTGCGGTGGGCCCCGCCTCAGCAACCGGCATCGGCTGCGGAACATGCCCCTGAGACTGTGGTTGATACTGCGGAAACACCTGCTGTTGTGGAGGGGAAGGGGGTTGTTGCGGTAGCTGTTCCCCCTGCTGCGGTTGTTGTTGCTCCTGCGGGGCTTGTGGTGCTGGTGCCTGATGCGTCATTGTGTTTTCCTTTCTTCTGTTTTTACTGGACTAGCAGGGCTTCTACCCTGGCATTATCGGAACTTGTTGGGACAACCGTGCATACCCATTCCGCGCGGACTGTCGCCCCGTAGCCGTTTTGAGAATCAACGTGCCCCCGCAGCGTCCATTTAGTGTGGGCGTCGTTTTGCAAAGCAGTAAAATCAAAAAGGCTTTCAAACTTCGCAGTAGACGGCGACTTGAGCTGCGCTTCAACCTGTTTATGGCAAGCGTTCCGTGCGGCGGCTTTGGTCCACCCATTGATCTGATCGGCATCATAACTAGACGAACTACTGCCAGAGTCGCCATATGACGAATAATCACTAGTGGAAGAAGTAGTCGCAGGCGTTGAACTGCCTGAAGAGGTATCACCAAAGCATGATGACAACCACCATAAGATGAGAATGATGCCTATGCCGAGCCCGATAAGAGCACAACCTGCTTCCTCGTCCGATGTTGCCGACGCTCTCGCCGTAGGCGGATTGGAAGGCATTGGCGTGGCGCGGCTTGCCATGATTTCCCGCTCGTTTGCTTTAGCACGCCTGGCTGCTTCTTTGCGCCGTTCCGCTTTGGTAAATGTTACTGATTGGACATGCGCGAACTTTGGGGATCGCTGATTAACATACCCCTGGGTAGCGGCGCTCTGCGCTTGGGCGATACCAGACGAGCTTCCCGACCCCTTAAACCGCCCCGGTAACTGGTACGACCATGGGTCCCGTTCCTTCCTCACCAGCTCAGGCAACGGGTTGACTACGGGATCGTGTATCTGGGAGTAGCTTGCGCTCGCGGCAGGGGTGACATCTAAGGTGACCTGTATACCGTTAGCTCGAATCCATATCAGCGCATAGCACACAGCCACAAGACTTTTATCGTTGAAATGGTCAACAAAAGGCATAAGCTTGTTGCTGGAAACCTCAGTGAGCTCACCAAGATGATGACCGTTGAGGCATACTTCGATCACCGGGGCTTTCGTCCCCCGCATAACTTTATGAAGCGTGGCGAGAAAGCACGTGTCTCCAGCTGATAAGACATGCTTGTTCGCCTCGAAATACTCCTGGGTCTTCGTGACCTTGATACTCTTGCCCCGAGGGATGAGCGCCCAATCCAAGGTTGGGGGATTATTAAACGGGGCGATAGCCCCAGGTGGCAGTACCCCCACTTTTAGTTTGTAATATGGGGCGTCACCTGGTCCGAAATCAGGCCTATCCGTATTCGACCACAGTCGTGCCCGAACTCCAACATCAAACCCGCTCGCAGCCAACCGCGCTACCTCGGGAAAATACTTCGCAGTGTCTTCATCCGGCAGATACCCCAGCACCTGATCGTTGTATCGCACGGAGATAGCATGCCCACTATTGGAATGCGGATTATCCGGCTCCAACACTAGTGTTGCATCGAAATATCGGGCACCCTCGGCATCAGCTCGTACCTGCCTGATAACCGTATTAACTTCCGCCGCATGGTACCGCATCCCCACCACATTTTGGCTGCACCAGGTTTCCGCAGGCTTCGCATCATAGATACCAGCCATGGCTCCATTCCTTTTTCTTCATCTTATGTAAACCGCAGTTAAGATTTATCTTATGATTCATCTAGGTGCTTGTGCATAGTTTTGATGGAATAATGTTTGCAATACCCTCTTTTGGGTTTATCAGGCATCCATAAGGAATCTCGCATATGTGCCTGACTGGTACATTTCCTGCCACGCCTCAACCATAAAAACCGTCACCCCCAGCTCATGAGCGACCCCGCTTAACGACGGATGGACACGCTCTGCCGCCGCATACTCCTCAATCGTGATTAACTGCCTTGCCGCCCACCGATTAGCTGCCAGTTCCTGCTTCGCCCGCCACCACCCCACAGCAGCCGAATCATGCCCCAGCGCCGCATGCCCCACCTCATGCGCCAATGTGCACAAATGCGCCACCGGGTGCAGCCCCCGCTGAATGCTGATTGCGCGCCGGGGTGTGTTCCATAGCCCCTTCTTGCCACCGACGTGCGTACACAGGGTAACCCCCAGAGATATCGCTAAATCTTCAAGGTTGTCAATCGTTAACATTTCATTCTCCTAGAGATATGAAAAAATTAAGGATAATCATAAGGAAAATGAAACAAAAATATCAAATTAGCTTACGGCCCATCATGGTAGTCATCATCACCCGGCATCGGCTCATCCGGCGAATCATCCGCCGCCGCCATCTCTTCATATTGCCAACCATCATCAGGAGACGGGGTGACTTCTGGTTTCGTTTTACAGCGCTTTCGTTCAACAAGCTCATCAAGTGGAACTGTGAATTCGTCAGTTTTTGCGCCCAAGCGCATTCGATTGAGCACCTCGTCTGCTAGCCACTCTTCGGGCGCAAGTTTTAGTGCTGCCCTTATATCCGGGATAGTTCGCCACACGGGGTCGATAACTTCAAATTCGATCAGGGTTTCCAGAGGGTGGTGTCCGTATGCTGCGCCGATTTTGATTAAGTTTTCGATACTCATTCTCCCCGTAGCTATTTGGTGCTGCAATGTTCGTTTGGGGATGCCTGTGCGTTGCGCGATTTCAGGGGCTGTATCAGTGGTGATATTTGTCAGCCATTTTTCGAGATTCATACGGCGATTGTAACTGAATTGCTATTTGCGCGCAAGGTTTGCGCGAGTATTTACCATTGGAAACTTAATTTTTCAGTGCAGCTATTGCGTCAACGGCGCAAGGTGTGTAATAATGGCGCCATGAGCGCAAACTTTGCACCAATTCGAATAAAGGCCTCGGTTTTAGACCAGGCCAGAAAATTGCATGGCCTTACATCCGATGAACAGTTAGGTGCTGAACTCGGATTGTCCGGCACAACCGTGCGCAATCTGCGACATGGACGAACGAGCCCGACCTTGGCCACGGTACTGAAAATTAGTCGCCTAGCAGGTGTCCCAATCGAAGGTTTGATCGTCGAGCGAGTAGACGAATCTGCGGCTTAGTCGCGCTGGGGTCGTCGTAAAGCAAGGAAGAAAAGGAAAAACAATGGAGGATTTGGATGTTGTGGTTCGTGTGAAGCGCGAGCCGATGTTGGTCGAGCTACGGCCGGTAGCGGAAGCCCTCACAACGCTGATTGATGAGGGTCTGGTTGATGTTTTGATCGTAGGCGGCGGTACGGGGGACACCAAGGTTCCTCATGTGTCGGAGTTCATGCTGCTGGGGTTGTGCACTGCAGACAGCACCCAGCCTGAGGTCGTGCACGGGAATATCACGGTGTTGCAGCATGCGCTGCGGCAGGAGGTGGAGCCCCGTGCCTAGCCGGAAGATTGATGACCTCCAAGTAACGATCACTGATACCGGGGTGGAGTTGGCCCAGGACGGGGTTGGCGTCGTGCAGGTTGATGCGGGTTCGATTATGCGACTCATCGACGCTTTGCAAGACGCCTGGTACCAGCATGCCGGGGTGCCGCCGATGACGGACCGGTTCTGCAATATTGGCGACGGCCTGTACGCGGTCCGAGACGGCGGGACGGTTCGCTTCTACGACGAAGGCGAGTTCCTTTTTCGGGTTCAGCGGTTCCAGTTCCCAGCGATGATGAGCTTGTTCGCCCCGGAAGACCCGAGTGCTGCCCAGGAGGTGGCTGTTGATGATTGATCCCGATAAAGGCCTGTTTACAACCACGCTGCCGGATGGCGGTTTGCACGTTGACCTGAATAAGGACGGTGCAGATCTCCAAGACAAATCTGGAGGGCAAGTACACGTCGGATTTGAGGACTACCAGTGGCTATGCGCACTGCTTAAGTATTCCTACAAGGAGAGTGGCCGTAAGGGCTGGGCAGACCCGGCCTTCTAACAACTACCTGACCTGTGGCCCCTTCCTCGCCTGGGGAAGGGCTGGGAATGGGCCACATACTACCTGCATATACACGAAGAAAAGGAATTTTAGTAATGATCTCGTTTATCGGAATGCTGGCCGCGATGGTGTCCATGGCGTTAGCCATGTGCTCCCTAGCGTTAGCTGTTGTCGTCTATCGGCGCACTTGGGGGAGTGCCACCAGTCGCCAAGAACGTCAAGAAACGGCGCAGCCGGCACCTGCTGCTGGTGTGCCGGCCACTGTTGTTGCTGCCGGAGGTGGCGTAGATGGTGCGACTGGGGGGCTGCTCATCACCCCATGTTGGTTTAGACGCCTTGTGGCTCCTCTTGATGTTTGGTCTACTCGCCTGGTGGCGTCTTGTCTGCGCGCTGTGGAGGAGCGGCTGTTATCAAGCCGGGTGCCTGTTGGTTGTTGGCCCCGCGCAAGGTGGTGTCGGGGTTCACTGCTCGTGATGCGTCGATTGGTGCGGCTGTGGCCACTGGTTGCCGCTTGGGCGGGTCGGTGTTTGGTGACTTGCCGGGTGGTAGGGAGAGGGCCGCCTGCTCATGACGTGCGCCTCTTGTCGCTGATAATGGCGGCAATAACCCCCTATAAACCAGAAAACCGGGGGCTAGCACAAATTACCCAAACTAGCCCCCGTCGTAAAGCCTTTGAAAGGAAAGGCACATGAATCATATCACTACCCCTCAATTACCGCAATGGTTGACCACCGCCCAAGCCGCCAGTCTATCGGGCTTTTCTCAATGGCAGATCAGGAAATTCTGCCGCCAGGGCGTGCTGCGCGCTACCCAGCCGTCGATGGCCACCACTGTTGGACGCAACGCCCCCTACCGGATCGCTCTAGCCGACTTGACGGCATTCATGGATGCCCATCCGGTGGCCGGCCAGGAAGGACGCCGCCATGCCGGATTCTACCGCTGACCTACCATCTCGCCTTGCAGACAGCTTGACTGCCACCACGGTGTGGCAGCAGGAGCTGATCGCTAAGCTGCTTGAGCGGGGGAACACCGAAGCAGAAAGCGGCCTTGACGTCGCACTAATCATCCATGATTTACACGCCCAGGTTGAGACGCTGACTGCGGCGAAAGTAGTTGCCGAGCAGCGCGCTGCCGATTTGCATGCGGCGCTGCATGATGCCTGCGATCAACGCGACGCCTACAAAGCCGCCCAGGAATCCCGGGAATGCTGCCAGGATCCGTGGTTGGTGACCGTGCCAGTTACAGAGCCGGCAACCGCCGATGGCAACACAGTCGCTGCATCTGGCGCCGACTGCGCTGACACCGATGCCGCCGCTGAGCCGGATTCGGAGATGCAGTCGGCACTGGGATTGCCCACGGAACTCGTCGATAGCATCCGGCAGGCGGCGTTGGCGTCGTTGACCGCGATAGACCAATGTCGGGAAGCATTCGAAAACGGCGATGACGGCAAAGCCTTCAAATGCATGAAGCACGCGGCTGCGCACATGCGCAGGGTCATTGACGGGCTGAAAACCGTTAACAATATCGTGAACGGTGGTGAAGAGCGATGCCTGCGACCGTTACCCTTGCAGGGCCAGTAGCCCGCCGAGTATATAAGGGGAGGCGTTTGGTGTCTGTCTGCTTTGATGCGGGCAACCCCGTTGCTATCGCCCTGGGTGACCTAGCTGCCTGCGTGCCAGGGTTCGGGGTGCTACCCGAAATGCGCCTATATGGGCTGCCAGTGATCCATCGCTGCACGTTTGTGCCCATCGCTACCGCATGGGAGTGGGCGGGCATGTATGAACGCCATCGGATGGAAACACCACGGCAGGAGCTAGCCCTGATCCTCCGGTGGGCAGAGCAGCAGGAGGCGCCAGCATGAGCCGCGCATGGTGCCGCTGGTGCGGTGCAGAAATTCGCTGGGCAAAAACCACCAACGACAAAAACATCCCACTTGACCCCTGCCCGACCCTAGACGGTCGCTGGCGCATCAGCCTTGGCCGCGCCCACTACGTGTATGGCATTGCTAGGGAACAAGCTCAGATCGCGGGAGAACAACTGTACGTGGCGCACATGGAAACCTGCACACGCAAAACCCACCAATCCAACCTAAGGAAAACACGATGAACGCTACCGAGATCCGCAGGACGCCCCTGTCCGCATCCGACGACACTATCGGTGCCCTACACATCCGCGAAACGTGGGCGATCGTTGACTGGCCCCACAACCCCGATACCGGGGAACGTGAACCCTATGCGGTCGTCTACTCCGCCGACGGCTGGCGGGTCACCGAGGTGCCCATCCCCGCCGCCGCATACAGCATTGTTCACGCCGCGCCGGGGCAAGTGCTCGCCGCCGCCTACGGCGTTTTGGAAGACAACCCCCATCTTATTGATACCCTCCGCGCTCTCCAGGAGTCCTAAAATGTTGACCTATCTCGAAGAAGACGCCGCTCTGATTTGTCGGTGTTTGCCGAAAAACATTGCCAGGCCGGACGACGAAGAGTTCCCTCTATTCCTTATTTATGCGGTGCTTATGCGCGCTAAGGGCACTGCTGCCACGCTATCAGACGTTCATGACGCTTGGGCCGCCTGGCGAGTCGACAGCGCGCCCCTGCACAAGAGCCTGGTGCCGTTCGATGAGCTGGATGCCGCCACCCAGGCGCTGGACCAGCCATACCTGGATGCTATCCATGCCGCCGCCAGGATCCGGGAGGCCGAGGCTCATGCCTGACTATTCCCAGCTGCCGGCCAAGTCAAAAGCGGTCCTGTTCACCCGGGAACTGCATAATGCCATCCGCGCCGTGATTAAAGTGGCCAGCCGGAAGTTTGAGGACTTCGACGTCGTCAAGCTGGTGCTCCGGGGTGGGCGGCTGCTTGTGTGCGCAGCTAACCCGCGGCATATGATCCAGGCGGTGGTGCCCACTTATTTCGCCGTTGTTGCCGCCGAACACGCCGAGGTGGAGATCACGGCTGCATCAGCCAGACTGCTACTGAAGCTTAAGCCGGATTTCAAGAAAGCCCCCGAGGCGCAGTGCGCGCTGTTTGTCTCGGAGAATGAACTCACCCTCCAAGACCTGTCCGGCACCTGCGGCGACCTCACCGATGTTACCGCGGCACGGCTGGCACCAACACTGCCCACCGACGTCGTCGCCGTCATGGACCGGGTGCGCGATGAGGTCAGGCAAGGCGTTGATGCCGCCTCGCCAGTGGTTCTTACCGCCGCCCAGATGGGCGCCATCAGCGCCGCTATCCAGTACGCCCAGGTGCCGTTCTGCGCACCCATTGGCCTGCCCCCAGGCGATTACCTAGCGCGTTGTTATGCGTCGTTGGGTGGAATGGTGGAATCCTATTCCACAGTAACGGACATCCGCAGGCCCCATGCCGCCGACGGCGGCCCGGCGCGGGATGCTGACGGGTTCGAGTACGTGGCCACGTTGCCAGTGGCGCCGCGGCAGATCACTGCCCGGCCGAACCTTAGCGGTGGGGCGGTCTAGCTAATGATTCTCGGTATCTGCCAGCAGCCCCGGCACCAGGCGACAGCGACACGGCCGAGCCTGTGGGACCCTACGTTCCCTGGGGAACCGGTCAAAAATGCACTGGTTAGGCAACAGCAGGCTAGGTTATTGTGTGCTACCTGTCCGTTGCTGGGGGCGTGTGAGCGCATGCTTTCCGATGCGGAGCGCCGGGGCGTCCTCGTGGGCGGGGTGGTTGCTGGCAGGTACTCGGATATTCCACAGCAGCACGGTAAGGAAGGGGACTTGTATCAGGAGCGGTGCCGTGCGTGTGGGAAGCAGATGCTGCCGCAGGCGGTGCCGCCGATCCAGGCCAGGGGGCGCCGCAGTAAAAAATATCCGCTCCGGCACGTGGGGGAGGGGCTGTGCGACAAGTGCTATCCCGTGTGCTCCAGGTGGGCGCATGTTCGGGGTGGGGCGGCATGACAAACCATATTTTCATTTACATTGTGCACGTTTATTCGTTAGAGAGGGGAGAGGCACATGTGGTTTAGGGGAGGCGACACGCTCACCACTCACCCGCTGATGATACGGCTCCTTGAGGTGTGCGACGGGGACCATCTGCTGAAGAACGAGGCAAAGGGTGTTCTTGTCGATCTGGTGAGCATCTCGGCGGCTCACGCTACCGATTACCTGGTGGGGTATGGTGCCGTGGCGCAAGTAGCACCGGGGCGGGAAAAAATCGTCATCGAAAACCTTTGCAATGCGGGATTGCTCTTCCGGGAAGAAGGTCCTGAGGGGCGGCCAATGCTGCGTATCGTCGATGACCCTACCCTTTTCCATATCCGGTTGAAAGAAGAAATGGAACTTGACCGGCGGCGGGCGAAAGACAAGCGAAACCCTGAGCTGCTCATCGCTGTTCGTGTCAGAGACGGCGATCAATGCCGCTGGTGTGGGAAAACCGTGGACTGGCGGGACCGTCGCTCCGCCAGGAGCGCCACCTATGATTCCCTCAACGGGCATAAGGAATCTACCCCTGAAACCCTTGTCGTCGCCTGCCATGCATGCAACAGTAAGCGTGGTGCCGGAGAAGTTCTAGAGCTTCGGGACCCGCCAACACCAGAAGAGGTGTACTACACTGCAACGACTATCGAATTCATCAACAATAACCAGTATGCGCAAGATAGCGGCATCCATGTGGTCTCGCGGAAGGAACGCCAAGCCCAGCGTGCCACTCAGGAAACCCGCACCCCGGCGCGCCAGGCGTCCGTTAAACACGAGAGCAGGGAGTCTCAGGCTACCAGCGCCCCGGCACCAACCACACCGCCGCTAGCAGACGTTGTTGATGGGTTCAGTGACCCCCTCGACGATGCCCCAGACTGGGTGCGTGAAGGGCACATAGAAACGCCCCCTACCGACATACCGGACTCATCGCCTGCGCAGACGGAAGTAACGCCGCCCCAGCGGGCACAAGAGTCTACGCAGCGCCTAGAAGAAGAAACAGCGGCCATGAGCTGTCCAGACGTCGCGCCGGGTAGCATGCAGGATGGGCCGCCAACAACTACACAACAAACCATAGGTGCGGTGACCAGCCTTGGCCATGGGCGCCGTCGGGGCCGCCGCCGTAACCGCTACCGCCGCGGAGGCCGACAGCGAGAATAACTACGGGCATTCCCGAACTTACACCCCTCTAGCCGCTACAGGCTTGCCGTAGCGGCGATTAGCCATGCCTGAAAGCACTTGCCCTTGAGCCGCCCACTGCGGCGTTAAAACCCGCCGTGAACAGCCAAAACGGGGCATTGGTGCCTCCCATGCGGGTGGGGTAGCCGTTGGCGTAGACCGCGGACAGAGGCACCCCGGCGGCTGCTACTCCTTGTGTATACGTCTTGGCGCCTTGCTGTCGCCCTCCCCAGGTGCCGCCTGGGGATTTTTCTTTGCCTATGTTCATAACGATTTGCGCATATCTAGATCGGATCTAGATCAGGCCTAGGACGGTGGGGTGTCGTTTCTGGTTTCGTCGGGTCGGGTCGGGCCGGGGAGGCCGCCGCTAGGCGGCAGCCCAGGTAAGATACTTCTTTAAGAGAGAAGGGAAACCTGGTGGACGATTACCTTTTACATGAACTAGGGAAGTCTTTGTATACGTTGGAGACTGAGGGGGGAGCGCTGGCTGATCTCCTTACCTTCCGCAGGTGTAGTGGCGGTGATACTTCGGTTGGTCGGTCGGTTTGTTCGTCGAGGCCGCCGGTGAATCTTGCCATGTTGGACTTGAAAATCTGTACGGAAAATCTCCTGATGTTTTGGGCGGGGCAGATCGCTGTGGCATCCGGTGTCGGTGTTCCTCAGGAACATGGTGTCCCTGTGTTGGCTGGGTGGTTGCAGCGGTACCTGTGGGTGTTTGATAGCGTGCCGTGGGGCGTCATGGCTGCCGAGGAGATTGTGGCGCAGTCGCGCCTGGTGGCTGAGGTGGTGGCCGACTCTGGCGATGATGAGTGTGAGGAGACGCCGCCGGAGTGGGCGTCGTGTCGTGTGGTGGCGTCGTGGTTGACCCGTCGTGGGTATCGGGTGAGTCACATGCGGGTGTGGCGGTGGGCGCAGGCTGGGCTGGTGCAGACGGTGCCGGGTGAGGATGGGCTGCTGGTGTGTTACGCCGATGCCGAGCGCGCCTGCATCGACGCTGCGCCTGGCGTTGGTGTTGCGGTGTTACACCCCGTGGTGTAAGCTAACGCTCGTAACCCCTGGGCCCAAGGCTCAAGGGGTTTCGTCGTATCCGCAGCAGCTCCCCACTATGTGGGGATGTTCCGTTTTGGTATTGGGGCCGGGGTTTGGCTTTCCGCGGCCTGTCGGGGGCTTCTTTTCCTTTTTCTTCACTACCCGACACCAGGCCCATTGCTGCGGATACGGCACCTATATGCTTTCAATTTTTCAAGAACTGGGGGTGATGGCCATGGCACGCGCAGGGACTATCTGCTGCGAACCCGGGTGCCCGAAACCCGCTGTTTACCGGGGTCGGTGCCGCAGCCACGCCCAAGAGTATGAGCGGCACCAGCGCGCTACCGTGGCCACCAAACGCGACGAGCCCAGCAGCCGGGAGGCTCGGCGCCGGGCTGTTGCCGCCTGGCGCGCCGCCCATGGTGATGTGTGCCCCGGCTATCGCCGCCCGCCGCACCCGGCGCGGGACCTCACCGCCCAGCACGCGCATGCCCTCGCCGATGGCGGCGACCCCGGCCAGCCCCTGGCGGTGCTGTGCCGCAGCTGCAACAGCCGGCACGGCGCCGACCGGGTCGCCGCCCGCCGTGGCCGCCGCTGACCCAGGGGGATACCCCCTGTAGCAGGCCCGCTATTGGCCGTGACGGAGGTGGCTAGATGGTGCGGAGGGTTCAAAAACTGCCTCTGGCCTGCTATTTTTTGAACCCTCAAACCTGATATTTTGCTCGATGAAACCTTTTGGTAGGGGGTGGTTTTTATGCCCAGTGGTGGTGCTAGGCCCCGGTCGGGGCCGCCGCCGGACCCGCGGTCCGGCAGGTCTGATGCCCGCGGTATTTCCGCGGAGTTGCGGGTGCTGCCGGCGGCTGGCTACGCGGGCAAACCCCCGCCGTGGCCACTGCCAACCGGCGCCACCAGGGAGCGCGCCCTATGGAAAAAGGTATGGCGGTTTCCCCAGGCTGTGGCGTGGGCTGGGGAGGAATGGCGGTGGTTGACTATCGCGCACTATGTGCGCTGGGCGGTCCGTAGCGAAGCGCCAGGGGCTACGCCTTCAATGATGACCCAGGTGCTGCGGCTTGCCGATAGCATCGGCCTGACGCCCGCGGGGCTCCTACTCAACGGCTGGGCAATCCCCGCCGCCGATGACACAGCTACTGAGTCAGCGGCCACACCACCGCAACAGCCCGATCCTCCCAGGCGTCGCCTGCGGGCGGTAAAGGACGATGACGATGATCCTGCCAACTGACTGGGTTGTTACTTTTCCCACCCTCGGGGATCTGTGGGATGCCTGGGTGCAAGCCCACTGTCTCATCCCCGATGGCTATCGGCGTGGGGAGGCGTTCGTTTGGTCCGATTGGCAATTCTGGTGCGCCGCTAACTTCGGCCGTATCCGCGTAGGGCTGCAATGGGAAGGCGTTCCACTGGGCGCCAGAGCATTCACCTACCGTCGGCTGCAGGTTATCGCCCCGCAGAAGACTGGTAAGGGGCCGTGGGCGGCGGCGATGACGGCTATCCAAGCGGTAGGCCCTGCCGAGTTTGACGGCTGGGCTGCAGCGGGGGATGTCTACCGGTGTTCCGACTGGGGCTGTCCCTGTGGCTTTGCCTTTCCCTACCAGGCTGGGGAGCCCAAGGGCAGGCCTCACCCATCGCCACTGATCCAGTTGACTGCCACATCCGAGGACCAGGTGGAGAACACCTATAGGCCGCTGCGGGCGATGATCCAGATGGGTCCCCTCCGGCGCCAAATGGCGGTCCGGGATGGGTTCGTGCGCATCCTTGGCGGTCTGGGCGGCGACGACGCCGACCGAATCGACGCCGTAACCGCCAGCGCCGACAGCCGCGTCGGCAACCCCGTAACGTTTTGTGAACAGGACGAAACGGGGTTGTGGACCAAACGCAACCGCATGACGAAAGTCGCCGACGCCCAGCGTCGTGGTCTGGCAGGCATGGGTGGCAGGGCGATCGAGACGACAAACGCCTACGACAGTGCGGAGCAGTCGGTTGCCCAAACGACGCTTGAAGCCAACTTGGATGATGTGGCGACGTTCTACATTCCACCGCCCAAGCATTTGAAGTGGGAGCGGAAACGAGACCGGCGCCGAATCCTCGAAGCCGTCTATAAGGGCAGCCCCTGGGTCAATATCGCCGCGGTGCTGGCCGAGGCTGACGAAATATCCCTCCGTGATCCCGAACAGGCCGAGCGTTTTTTCGGTAACCGGATCACCTACTCTTCAGGCAGCTGGCTGCCAGCAGGACTATGGGAGGAGCACTATGCAATGGCTGGGGAATCCCCCTGACGGCACTAGCATCTGCGTGGGCTTTGACGGGTCAGAAAACAACGACTGGACTGCTATCCGGTGTGAAACCCTTCAAGGGTTTTCGTTCACACCCCGTTACGGGCCAGACGACCGCCCCACCATCTGGAATCCTGCCGAGTGGCAGGGCCGCATACCCCGCGGGGAAGTAGCCGCAGCCGTCGACGAACTTTTCGACCGCTACCAGGTGGAACGCATGTACTGCGACCCCCAGGATTGGAGGTCGGAAATTGGCGAGTGGGCGCTCAAATACGGTGATGAGCATGTGTTTGAGTGGGCCACAAACAGCATCAAACGCATGTACCAGGCGATTCGGAGGTTCGAGGTAGACCTGACAACGGGGCGCATCACCCATGACGGGTGCCCGCTCACTAGTCTGGCCATGGCCAACGCTCGAAAGGTCGCCAAGGCCGGCCAAATGTACGTGCTCGGCAAAGCAACAGAACAGCAAAAAATTGACCCCGCCATGGCCACCGTGCTCGCCCACGAAGCGGCCATGGACGCCCACGCCGACGACTGGGAAAACAGCACGACGGCAGCCAGGGTTGTTGTGCTAGGCCGCCGCAGAAGGAGGTGACAATGGAACTCACGCCAGAAGAACGAAGACTCACTGAAAAGCTCTTCAACAAGATCCAGAAGCAGCGCAGGGAAGACAGCAAAAACGAGCGCTACTACCGAGGTCTACAGGAAATCGGCAATCTTGGCATTGCGGTGCCACCCGATGTGCAGCCGTTTGCTTTCCCTTTGAACTGGTGCCGCACCTATATAGATGTTTTAGAAGAGCGGCAGGACGTGCGAATGTTCCTGCGCTCCGGGGCACTCGAAGAAGACGCTGAGCTGCGTGCCGACTGGGAAGCCAACGACCTCGACTCCTTGTCCCACCTGGTGCACCGCGACTTGCTCATTTACGGTCGGGCATTCATCTCCGTTGCCGCCCGCGACGGCGGCGGCAGGCCCCGGATCATGCCCGAATCCCCCAAAGACATAGCAGCCCTAGTCGATGCGCGCACCCGCGAAATGACCGCGGCCCTCCGCATCTACCGTGACGACACCGGCATCGCCGAATACATGACCCTCTACCTCCCCGACTCCACCGTGCTCATCGACCGCCGCGCCGGGAAATGGGAAGCAACCAGGCGAATCAAACATCGCCTAGGCCGGGTGCCGCTGGTGATGATCCTCAACCGGCAACGAACCGGGGAATGGGCGGGCGAAACCCAACTAGCCGATCTTCGACCCCTGGTCGATATGGCAGGCCGGGTAATGCTACAGCTCCAGCTAGCCATGGAAACCGTAGCAACGCCCCAGAAAGTCGCCCTAGGCGTGTCTCAGAAGGACTTCGTGGATGCCGACGGCAACCAGATCGACGACCCATGGGAGACCTATTTGGGCGCCATCTGGGCGATCTCCAGCAAAGACGCCAAGATCGAGCAGTTATCGGGCGCCCAACTGACGGGTTTCCACGACACCATCAAAATGCTGGCCGAACAAGCAGCAACCGTGACCGGCCTGCCGGTGCGGATGATGGGGCAAAACACTGCCAACCCCGCCGCCGAGGGCGCCATCCGCGCCGACGAATCCCGACTCGTGAAACAGGTAGAGCGACTAAATACCCTCATGGGTGCTGGGTGGGCCTGGGCGCTCGGCATCGCCGAACGGATCCGCACCGGCAGCTGGGAAGCCGACGGGCGAATCAGCACCCTGTGGCAGAACCCCGGCACCCCCACCGAATCGCAACGCGCCGATGCGCTACAAAAGAGCACTGGCGGCAGACCGTTCATGTCAGTGCGCGGGGCCATGGCCGAGATGGGATGGCCACAACAACGCATCGACCGTGAACTGGAGTGGTTGGAGCAGGAAAACAGCATGGGCGGCATCATCGAAAAACTCGAACGCGGCGCCGACGACAACCCGGGCGAACGCGAACCGCCATAGTCGCGATAGCCGTCGTCTAGCGGCATGGAGGGAGGCCTACCATGCTGGATTCCCAGTACTCCAGGCTCCCCCCACAACTCCAGGCAGCAGCTGATTACCGGCAGCAACTCATCGCCCAAATCGTTCGACGAGTGCTTGCCGCCTGGCGACCCAACGCGCCGCAGGACCCCAATAGCTGGTTTACCACCCACGCCCTACCGTTCACCGAGATGGTGACCCACGGGCAACTGCTGGCGGCCCAAGCAGCAATCGCATCGGCGGACGTTGCACTGGACTTACAGCACTATGATGAGGTGCCGGAGCTGTCAGCGGACCCGGAGGCGTTCGCCGGGGTAACAGGCAGCGGCGACCCCGTGATGGGCCTCGCCTACGCCCAAGCCCAAAAAATCACCGAACTGGTCGACGCCGAAGCCCCTATCACGGAGCGGGCACAGGCGTGGCACCACGCGGGCGTGATGCTCGCAACCGCCACCCAAACCGCCATCTCTGATGCCGCCCGCATGGCCATACTCACCCACCTGGCCGCCAGGCCTGGCACCACATGGGTGCGCGTGGTTCGCCCCCCGTGCTGCGCCAGATGCGCCATCCTGGCAGGCAAAAAAGGCACCAGCCGCATGAAATTTCTTCGGCACCCGGGGTGTGATTGCACCGCCATTCCGGTCTCCGAGGCTACGTCGGATATGCATAAGCTGTTCCATTTCGACGCTAAGGAATACTTCGATTCCCTAGCGCCAGAGCAGCAGGCCAAGGTGTTCACTAAAGCAGGCGCCAGGGCTATCCGGGACGGGGCGGACATCAACCAAGTCGTTAACGCCCGCCGGGGCATGACGACTATCACCTCGGCAGGTGGTAGGCGGCGGCTCATCACCACCGAAGGCACCACCAAGCGTGGTTGGGCGTCTGAATACTTGCGGGAACAATACGGCGCGTCGCTGCAAAAAGCCGGTGGCAGGTACCGTCGCACGTCGGTAGCCAGGCTGATGCCGGAAGAAATCTACCGTATCGCCGGCGACGACCGCGACTTAGCCCTAGCGTTGCTCCACAAGAACGGCTTTCTCACCGACGCCACACCAGATTTGTCTGGTAAGTGGTCATGGGCGAAACGTGATCCCGAAGTCCTGGCAGCCAAACGCAGGATCGACACCAGACCCAGCATTGTGCTCTCTGCAGGAAGCAGCGCTGACGATCAAGCTAAACCCGCCCTCGGCGCCGAGATTGACGCTCGGCTGAAACACGAGTATTCCCAGCGTATAACCACGACCCCCAGGCAATTCCGCAAGGTTGTCAACCGGGCACTGAGCTATATGGATGACGCGCACCAAGGGAAAACGTTCCTCCCCGACGAATACAAAATCGAGCTAATGAACGGTCGTGATCGCCTCGGGACGAAAGTGGAAGAGAGTCCGATCCGCGGAACTTCGTACCGAACCGTTGAAAATGGGATTACGTGTTACCGAGTAACGATTAACGGGACTTTCCAGGGACAGGAGCTAACTGTCCTTCATGAGCTGGGACATCTCATCAAATGGAAATATGAAGCCCTGCCAGAGATGAAGCCCGTGCTTGCTGCGATTCGGCAAGCACCGTCGACACGTGAGATTGCAACGTATGCGGGGAATCTGACGGAGAGTCACACCCAAATCTATCTTTTGTTAGCTGATGAGCTTTTTGCTCGGGCGTATGCCCAGTGGGTGACTACTAAAACCGGAGTACCGAGGCTGGTAAACACCCTGAATTTTCACAGGGGCCAGGAGCACGTTCTAGATAGCATACAGTGGCAGGACTCCGAATTTGCGCAGTATATTATGCCTGCTCTTGATGAATTTTTTACCCAGGTGTAGCATTGCAATTATGTTATTCACAGATGCCCCTATCGATGCTCCCTGGGACACCATCGTGCAATCCTACATGGATACCATGGGGTGGCCACGTGAGCAGGCCGAAGAATACGCAGATGCGCTTGCGGGTATTGGCATGTGGAAGCCTTGCGACCGGAAAGAAAAGTACCAAAACGCCGCCCCGCCGCCCCTCAGCTGCCCACTCTGGTAACCCCTAAAAACTTGTGACACCGACCCCCAAAAGTGGAGGTCGGTTTTTCTATGCCCAAAAACAAAGAAGGAAGGAAGATCCATGATTGTCAACGGTCTAATGCGCTATCACATTCGGTGCGTTACACAGCCCCCTATCGACGGTCAGTCACTAGCTGGCGGCTCTAGTGCTGCCGAGGGGGCGGCTTCTGCCCCCCAGACTAGTGGCCGGCAGCGGGAAGGCGAAACCGCATCAGCCACCAGCAATGCCGACGCTGATGCTGACGCCGACAGCGACGGGGATGGCGGCGAACCGAACGGTCGGGGCTCAAAAACCCAAGTGCTTGCCGACCTAGCAAAGGAACGCGACAAGCGCCAGGCCCTCGATAAGGAAAACGCTGCGCTGAAGGCGCGCCTGGCGGAGTTCGAGCGCGCCCAGATGACAGAGCAAGAGAAAACCGCGGCAGACCTCAAAACAGCCCAAGACCGCGTGGCGGCTCTGGAAGCACAGATCGCCGAACAACACCGCCAGGCGGCAGTTGCTAAGGCGCTGAAAACTGTGGGGTTGCCTGCTGATCTAGCCGGTCGGCTTCAGGGCTCAACCCCGGAAGAACTCGCCGCTGATGCTAAGGCCCTAGCCGCGGCGCTAGGCGAGCTGCCAGTCGACCCCTCCCAAGGGCAACACGCCGGCGGCAAGCCGGCCCCCCGCAGCCTCGCCGAAGCGCTCCGTAACCACTACAACATCACATAAAAAATAAGGAGGCTCGCTATGCCTATTACCCTGGCAGACGCCAAACTCAACACCCTAGAAGACTACGACCCGGCGATCATCGACGAGTTTCGTAAAAACTCCCCGCTGCTAGACGCCTTGATCTTCGATACTGCAGTCAACCCCGCAGGTGGTGGCGCCACTCTCGAATACGGTTACCGGCGGCTGGTCACCCAGCGGGGCGCCGAATTCCGCGAAATCGGCAAAGAATACACCCCCCAAGAAGTCAAGACTGTAAAAAAGTCCGTGGAGCTCAAGCCACTGGGCGGTACTTTTGAAGTGGATCGGGTGCTTGCCCACCTCGGCCCCGCAGCCAGCGACGAGGTGGCCCTACAAACCTCTCAGCTCATCAAAGCCACCAATGCGAAATTCAACGACGCGATCATCACTGGCGACACCGCGGTCGACGCCAAAGGCTTTGATGGCCTAGACAAGGCGCTAAAGGACTCCGTGACCGAGCTGAACGCCACGGGAGAGAAAGACTGGACCGCTCTCACCACCGCCGACTCTGCGCTGGCTATCCTCGACGACCTGGACGAACTCCTCGGCGCCCTGGATGGCCCGCCCACCCTGCTGCTCTGCAATAAGCGTGTGCTGGCGAAGATCCGGGCAGCCGCGCGCCGGGCCAACCTCTACACTCAACAGCCGGTCGAGGGGCTGCTGGGGGCTAATGGCCATGAAATCGTCCGGGAAATGCTCGGTAACGTCATTCTCGCGGATGCTGGCGAGAAAGCCGGCACAAACGACCCGGTGATCCCCACGGCCGCGGGCAAGACCAGCATCTATGCTGTGCGCATCGGCCTAGATGGATTCCACGGCGTGACCACTACCGATGGCCAGATGTTGCGCACGTGGTTGCCTGACTTCAGCACCTCCGGTGCCGTGAAGCGCGGCGAAGTGGAGCTTGGGCCGGTCGCCCCGGTACTCAAGTCCACCCGGGCCGCCGCGGTGCTGCGCAACGTCAAGATCGGGGCCTAATCATCATGGCCATCGTGAAAACCCCCGTCGAGGGCTACACCGGCCCCATCGGTGCTGATCTGTTCGTCGGCGGTGTCTGCACCGACGTCCCCGAAGACCGGCTGGAATACTACCGGCGGCAAGGCTACACCATCCTCGACCAGGAAAATCCCACAGCGCCGCAGGAGACGCCAATCCAGCTACCAGCCGACGGCGCCCCGAAAGCCGACTGGGTCACCGTAGCTGTTCAGCTCGGCATTGACGTCAAAGGCAAAACCAAAGCCGAAATTATCGCGGCAGTCACCGCAGCCACCCCACCAGCGGAGGAGTAACCCCCATGGCCACCTGGCTCACCGCCGACCCTAAGATTCTGTGGCCACACCTCGACGACACCCGGCTGGAGGAAGCGAAACGCCTTATCGAACGGGCGGAAAGTATTATTCTCCAGCGGTTCCCCAGCATCCCCACCCGCATCCAGCAACACCAGCTCAGCGCCGAGGTTGTTGCCGGCGTCGTGGAGGACATGGTGACCCGCGCCATCGCCAAAGAAGACCGGGGTGGGCTCACCCAGCTGGCCTACCCGGAGGTGACCATGCAATGGGAAACCGACGGGGCGTTGGGGCAGGGCTCAAGGCTGTGGCTCACCACCGATGAGATCGTCCTGCTGTCCCCGCAGCTGGCCCAGGGCACCTGGAGCATCCGTCGCAAAGCCACGCCCACGCTGCCGGAGGACCGATGCTAACCCCTCGTGTCCTCTTCCAGCCTGGGTGGCAGTATCGGCGGCAAACAACCACCCAGGACGACCCTATCACCGGGGAAATCATCGTCACCACATACGAACCCATTGCCGGCACCGGCCTCGTCCAAGAGGCCTACTGGACTGGCATGCAAGAAACCACGCCCACCGGCGGCATCCGCGACGAACGACTCGTCATGTTCGCCCCCGCAGGTGCTGCTGTGGCGGACCTTGACATCACCGCCAAAGATGAATTCGCAGGTCCCGACGGCCGAGTGTGGCAGTGCATCAGCGATGGCATTGCCCGCGGCATCCCCGGCCTGCCACCCGACTACATTGCGGCACGAGTCCGCAGAGCAAAGGAGAAAGAACAACCATGACCGAAACCATCCCCACCACCCAAGCCGAGCAGTTACTGCCCGCGGAGGAAGGTGTCCACGACGGCATCTACCACGGCACCGACGACGCCGGCAATCCCTTCTACACCGCGGCTGGCAGCCCCTACCATCTCGCCGACATCCGTAAGAAACAAGCCGCCCGCGCCGCCGAAGCGGCCGAGAAGGAAGCAAAGGAGGAAACCCCCAGTGGCGAAAGCGAAACTCACCCTGTACCGGAGGCAAATACTCCGCGACCTGCGGCGCCAAACGGTGCCGGCCCGAAAGAAAATCGCTCAGGAGATAGCCAGCCAAGCTAAAGCCATTGCTCCCGTTCTCACCGGCGACTACCGTGACGGCATTGGCGTCAACGCTCAGGGCACCATGGTGCGGGTTGTCGACAACGACGAACTTTCAATCCACAAAGAATACGGCACAGCCGACACCCCCGCCCACGCCGTCCTCACCGGCACCGCCATGCGATTCGGCCGCTACCGAGGCATGAGGCCCCGATGAGCGCCATAATCCCCACCGCCTACATCCCCGGAGAGGTGCGTAAATATTTACTCGCCGACGAGGAGTTCATCCGGTTGCTGCATGGTGGTGCTATCACCTGCCGCGAAGTCCCCGACCCGCTCACCAAACCCCACGTCACAGTCAAAGCTGTCGGCCACCAGGGCGGCGACCCGCGGCTGCACCGGGTACTCATCCAAATCACCCCCTGGGTGCCCCGACCCGACGTCTCTCGCATCCCCGAAGACCCCGACATCACCGCGTGGAACCTCGCCACCCGCGCCGGGGAGCTCCTAGCTAGGGCAAAAAACGTCATTGTTGATGACACCCACGCCTGGACCGCCCACTGGGTGGACGGCCCCATCCAGCTGGAAGACAAAGGCCGGGGTCTTGACCGAATCATTTACTACGCGCCTGTTCGTATTGGTGTTCACCTACGCAGGCGCACAATCTAACAAAGGAGTGAATCATGTCTGATTTTGCTGATTCCAAAAAAGCCCACGTGTGGCTGGACGGCGACGCGTTCCGTGCCCCCGTAGGCACCGCCATGCCCACCGACCCGTTTGCCGCTACCCTCACCGGATGGGACGCCTACGGCGGCATCGAGGCAGGCATTGAGGTGACCGCCGAGCAGCAAATCACCAAGAAAAAAATCTGGAACAAACGCAATGCCATCTACAAGATCATCCGCGATGCTCTAGAGAGCGGTATGAAGTTCCGTGCCGTCGACAACAGCAAGGCCGCCTTGCTGACCCGCCTGCAAGGCGGCAAGATCACCAAGAAAGGAGACCTTTACGTTGCCGAGCTTGGGCTTGGTGAAGAATTCGCCTTCTTCTGCCGGTTCGATGACGGCGTTTCCAAGATGGCGTTCTACTGTCCTCGCGTGACTTTGGCGTCGCCGGCGAAGCGCGCCACCCTCGACGACCAGAACCTGGATGGCTGGGAATTTGAAAACTCCTTCCTTGAAGGCTACGAGGAAGTCATCCCCGAGCTGCCCGCAGGTATCACCGTGCCCTAATGACCGCCATTTCATGCCCATTTTGCGCAATCATCATGGGGGAGGGTTGGGCGCGGGAAATCTACCGCGACGACCATACCGCGGCGTTTTTCCCACTTCGGCCCGCGACTCTTGGCCACACCCTGGTGGTGCCACGCCGGCACATACCCGATATTTGGGAGCTGCCAGAAGCTGACGCCGCGCGCCTATCTCGCGCTGTCTTGCGGGTTGCTGCGGCGTTACGCGCAGCTGTCACCCCGGATGGGCTAAATATCATCCAGTCCAGCGGGGCGGCAGCAACCCAAACCGTCCCCCACCTGCATATACATTTGGTGCCGCGCTGGGCAGCAGATGCTATAGGCCCTATTTGGCAGGCTAAACCTCCCAGCCACCCGCCACAGGTGCTCGACAACCTCCGTGACAAGCTGGCTGGCCTTATGGCGAGTTAGGTGTCAGCTTTGCCTAAAACCCTTATTCCTTCCAAACACTAGGAGAAAACAAACCTCATGGAAAAAATCGACCTATTCGAGCGCGCTCTCGCTATCAACGGCGGCGACCCCGTCGCCACTACCCTGCTTGGTGTTGACCTGTCGCTACGTCGGAATTTCACTGGCCAGGAAGCACACGAAATTGTTCGGGCGTTGTTTGACCATGCTGACGAAGCAGTGCATGACCAAGCCACCCGTGTTATCGCCCTGGTGTCCGACTCCCCCAAGAAAGACCAAGAGGCGTTCGTTGACCAGCTCATGACGCTGAGTCTCGCCGAGGTCATGCGGGTGTTTGATGTCATCGGTGAGATCTGCGGCTACCGGGATGCCGACGGCAATTTTTTTCCTACATCCTCCAGCTAGTTAACCCCCAGGAGTTCGCTAGGCGGCTGGTCGGGTTCCAATCCAAATACCACCTGAACTACCGCACGTGCCTGGCGGAAATGTGGTGGGTTGACCTGGCGATACTCGCTGATGGGCTGGATGAGTGGACCCCCACTGACGAAAACATCGCCCGCCTGGTGGACCGGGAGGATTACTGGCTGAACTCCGAATACAGGTCGTGGATCACCGACCCGGACGACCCCGAGGCGCAAGCGGAGAAAACCCGCCAGAAACTACTGGGAGTGAAGCCCCCAGAGCAGCCACAGCTGTGGCCCGTCGCGGTTCGCCCGCCAGCGCTGCAGCAGCAGCTGGTGCAGGCGGCCGCTCAGGCGGCGGAGAAAATAGCTAAACCGTCAAGAAAGAAGATCACCATCACGGAGTTTCTGCGCATGCGCGGCAACTAGGTGGTTAAGAGGAGGGCATAATGGCCGGCGGCAAAATTGACATTCTGGTTGAACCGAACACTAAAGGATTCAACAGGGCGTTGGAATCCAGCCTAGGCAGCGCCCTGGGTATTGCTGGGAAACTCGGCGCAGGCATCGGCGTCGCCCTCGGCCTTGGCAGCGTCGCCAGCGATATTGTGTCCGTCGGCACCGAGTACCAAAGCCAACTGAACACCATGGCTGCGGTGAGCCAGGCGACCGCGGGGCAGATGGATGCTGTACGCGCCAAGGCTAGGGAACTCGGCAACGACATTAGCCTCACTGGCACGTCGGCGTCTGATGCCGCAGCGGCTATGACCGAGCTCGCCAAGAATGGGTTGACTGTCGCCCAGTCCATGGAAGCTTCCAAGGGGACGCTACAGCTGGCTGCTGCCGCCCAGATTGATGCCGCCCAGGCCGCCACCATCCAGGGGCAAGCGTTGCAAGCGTTTGGTTTGGGCGCCCAAGAAGCAGGCCGGGTATCCGACATTCTCGCGGGCTCGGCGAACGCTTCTGCTGCGGAGATCACCGACGTGGCCCAGGCCCTCCAACAGGCCGGCACGGTGTCACATGCCTTCGGCGTGAGTATCGACGACACCGCGGCAGCGATCGCCATGTTCGCCAACGCCGGCATCACCGGCTCTGACGCCGGCACTCTGCTGAAAACTTCCCTGCTAGCGCTCACTGATCAAGGCAAACCCGCGCAAAACGCCATCCACGACCTGGGCCTAACCGTCTACGATGCTAAGGGAAAGTTCGTAGGGCTGCCGTCCCTGATTGGCCAACTGAACGCCGCGTCAAACCGCATGACGGAGGAGCAATATCAAGCGGCGGCCGCCACCCTGTTCGGCTCCGATGCCATGCGCTTCGCTTCTATCGCTGCAGGTAAAACCACCGAAGATTTCAATGCCCTCAAGGAAGCAGTCACCCGGCAGGGGCAAGCCGCCGAGGTAGCCGCCGCTCAAACCAAAGGCCTACCGGGTGCCCTGGAACGCCTCGCCAACGCCAAAGAAGACCTCACCCTCGGCCTATTTGAGGCCCTCCAGGGTGACTTGGTGGCAGCCGCCGACGCCGGTACTGCCGCCCTCGGCAAGATCGGCCCCGCCGCCGAATCAGGCATTCACCTAGCCTCAGACGCCGTACACGGGCTTGTTACCGCCCTCACCCCCGTAGCCGGCCTTGCAGCCACCCTCGCCAGCGACTTCACCGGCCCATTGCTCGGCATCGCCGCCGTCATGGCCCTGAAAAACTGGACAGACTTCCCTGCGAAAATCCAGCAGGCTACCCAGTCGATGGCCACGATGAAACAGGGCGTTGCTGACCTGCAAGAATACTATCGAAAAGGCCACAAGGCGATCAGCGAGTTCGACGCGAAAACCCAATACATGATTACATCATCCAACGGGTTGACGCAGGCCTTAGGTAGGTCGCGGGAGGCATTCAGCTCCGGGTCTGAGACTATGCAAGTCGCAGCTAAACGCTACTTCTACGCCGGTAATACCATTGCCTCCAATGCTGCGAAAATCGGCAACGCCGCCGCGGGCGCCGCTAAAGGCGGCCTATCCCTCATGAAATCCGCCGCGGGCGGTCTAGTAGATGCTTTGGGCGGGCCATGGGCTGTTGGCATCATGGTCGCAGGCGCAGTCATCGGCGGGTTCGTCGAGGCCAACCATTCCGCCACCGACGCACAGCGCAAACTAGCGTCGGCGACAAAAGCAACCCAGGCCGCCCAAAATGACCTGGCCAAAGCGGTTTCCGGCACCACCGGCGCCCTAACCGAACAGGCGAAAAAAGCGGCAGAACAACTCGCCGACGCCAGCTTGACCCAGCTCACCGCCGTCGGCAAAGCCCGAGAGGGATTCATCTCCCATGCGGACCCTACTCGCGCATCCTCCGAATGGAACAGCCTTTCCCTGAAGGAACAGCAGGAAGCGACGCGCAGTGCATCTGAAATATCAGACGCCTACGAAGTGCTGAAAGCCAAGCTCACCGCCACTGGCCTGAGCATGGAGAATCTTAACAGTATTGTTGCCGAGGGCGGCGACGACTACAAAAAGCTGGTCAGGGAGCTGCGTGCCGCTGGTGAAGAAGGCGAGCGTGCCGCGGGCTACCTGGAGAAATCACGGAAGCAGATCGAAGACACCATCGCTGCTGCGCGCCGGGTTGACCCCGCCGCCGCCCAGGCTGCGAAAGGCATTGACACCTTGGCGGATTCGTCGGCCAACGCTAATGACCGGCTGACTGCCCTGGAGTCGATCATGCAGGCTATGGGCCTGGCCCCCATAGCAGCAGAAGAAGCGATGGCTTCCGCAGCTCAGGCTGTGGATGACATGGTGAAATCCGCCGAGACAGCGAACCATCCAGTTGAGCAGCTGGGCGAGAACTTGGGTGACCTGGCTGCCGGCAAGCTGGATATGACGAACGCTTCTGCTAGGGAGCTGAGTAAGAAGCTCTCGACGATGCGGCAGGAGCTGGAAAAGGTCGCCACCGCGGGCGGTAATACTAATGAGGCGTACCAGCAGATGCAGGGTTCCTTTGCCACTATCGGCCAGGAGTTCGGCCTGACCGCGGAGCAAGTCCAGCACCTGGCTGATGCCTATGGTGTGCTGCCAACGGAAATCACTACCCTGGTTGGCGTCAATAGCGAAGGCGCTAAGAAAGAGCTGGCCACAGTATGGTCGCAGTTATACCCGCTCAAAGATGGCGCCAGCATCGAAGTTAAAGCCGTGGGCGAACAGGCCATGGGCGTACTCAAAGACCTAGGCGTCAAGGCGGAAAAACTCCCTGATGGCATCAACATGAAGCTGACCGCCACCGACGCTGACGCCGTGGCCAAGCTCGGAGAAGTGGCAGCGAAAGCCGACGCTATCGGCGACAAGCCGGTCGACGTGAAACTGCTGCTGGACGACACGAAGTTCACGACCAACGCGGCAGCCGCTAAGAACCTGGTTGATGATCTGGCGATCCAGAAGCCTTCCCCGCAAGCCCAGCTCATCATTGATGATTTCCTCAAGTCCGGGGAGATTGCCAAAGGTGACCTGTACTACCTGACCGGCCTATCGGCCCGTCCCCAGGCTGAGCTGGACAAAGATTTGTTCGATGCCGGGTTTAACACAACCAAGGAGCAGTTGGACTCGCTTACCCGTACCACGGCGATGCCGACTGTCGACGCGAACACCGCGCCTGCGCACAACAAGATTCGTGATCTCTGGAATGCGCTAGTTTCGCTGACGGCTATGGGGCCAGTCAGCGTTATGGGCATAGCGGCGAAAGCCACCGGGCTTTCAGGAAAAGCGTCTGGTGGCCGACTACCAACAGCCGGCCCCGGCACCGGCGTCACCGATGGTATCCTTGCGGTCAACCCCCAAGGCGCTCCGGTGGCGTGGGTGGATGCCGGCGAGTGGGTCATCAACCGACACTCGGCTGACCAGTACAACCATACCCTGCACCACCTGAACCAGGGTGATGGGCCAGGCGCCCTGGCGGCACTCTATAACGAGTTGCCCCACCACGCTACGGGCGGGCGGGTGCAGAAGGTTAAGAATGATCTGGCCCCGCTGGATGGCACCCCCTACATCCTGGGCGGTTTTTCCCTGGCCGGTGTGGATTGTTCCGGCGCTGTGAGCGCCGCGGTGAACTCATGGGAGAATGTGCCGATCTTCCAGTCCCGCATGAGCACCGCTACGGAAGGCCCATGGCTTGCCGCACACGGTGCCCTGCCTGGCCGCGGCAACGCTGGCGATTTTCAGATTGGCTGGTGGGATAACGGTGGCGGCGCCAACGGGCACACCGCCCTCCGGTTGCCTGATGGCACCTATATTGAGTCCGGCGGTAACACCGGTGGTGGCCTCACCATAGGGCGGGGTGCCGGCCCTCTCGACGGCCGGGGGTTCACGAACTGGATGCACTTTTCCGGCAGCGCTGCTGACCTTAACCTTCCCGCCCTGGAGCTGGCGTTTAGCAGCCTCACCGGCGGCGGCACCAGCGTGAGCTGGGGCGAGGCCCAATCGCTCCATGACCTGGCCATCAAGTACTTAGGCGCAAAGGTCTATGACCAGGGCGGCATTCTGCCCCACGGTGGCGTGGCGGTCAACCTTTCTGGTCGCCCCGAGGTGGTGCTGCCCCCGACGTTGAGCCAGGCGGCCCGTAGTGGCCAGCTGCAGGCAGCATCCCCGGAGCTGTCCCGCGCTGTCGACAAGCTCACCGCAGCACTGGCGACGGCAACCACGGCATTCGTCAAAGCCGCGAAAGAACTGGACAAACCAGTGCGCGCCGGGTCCAAAGAGTTAGCCGCCTGGGGCGGTGGCTTCCTTGGCAAAAGCCAGGTCGTCATCGACGCCGAAAAAGGATTGGCAGACACCCGCAAGGCGATTGCTGACGAGTCTAAGGACATTGCCGATGCCGAGAAGGAATTGGCCAAGGCCCGCAAAGACCTGTCGAAAACCGAGCGAGACAACGCTGACAAGCTGATTGATGCTCAGGACCGGCTGCGGAAAGCCCGCAGCAAAGACAAGGCCAGCGCCGAAGACATCGCCGACGCCGAACGCAACCTTGCCAAAGTACGGGAAGACGCCCCGGAGAAATCCCAAGAAGCTGCCGAGAAAATCGCCCAGCAGGAAGAGAAGCTGGCTGAGGCCAGGAAGAAAGCCGCCGACTCCGCGAAGCGACTAGAGGCCGCCGAGCGCACAGTCACCGCAGCCTACTACCAGGCGCTGGCTGATCTTATCGACGGCGTGAGCGGGCACCTAGCTTCCGCCGCGGGGCATCTCGGTGAGTTCTTCGACACCCTCGGCAAAGCCGCCGAGATCGCCGATAGTGAGCGCAAGGCCATAGGGGAGCTGCAACAATCGCAGATCCGCAACAGCCTAGCGCTGCAAAAATCTCTGCTGGACCTGCAAACTGCAGAATGGGATGTGCACACTGCCCGTGCGCAGGGTGCCATCTCGGTGGCCCAGGCGGAGAAACAGTTAGCTGAAACCCGTAAGCAGCAGGCGCTGCTGGGGGCGACCGGTATCGAAGCCATGGGCGCCGCCCTCGACCGTTTCCGCACCACGGGCGTGTTCTCGATCGGGCAGGTTGCTGACTCGGTGGTTGCCCAAACCGCAGCGGTGAAGGCCGCGGAGTGGGCGGTTGCCGAGGCCCGTGCCCAGGCGGCTGCCGACCAGCACGCCGCCACCCAGAAGCAAGCCCTGGCCCAGCTAGATGTTGCCGACGCCACCCTGACCCAGGCGAACACCGCAGAGATGCTGAGGATTAAAACCGAGGCGCTCACGCAGCAAACCGCCCAACTATACGGGTTAACCCCCGCGGCGGCCCAGGGTGCTAGCGCTGGCTTTAGCGGCATCGGGAAACTCCTCGGCGGCCTAGGCAAGATCGCCGCGGGCATTGCCGGCGGTGCCGCAGGCTTCGCGGCCGGCGGCCCCCTGGGTGCTATCCCAGGTGCCACTATCGCCCTCGGCGGCCTCGGCGACCTGGTGCGCGGCGGCTTCGACCTCTTCAACAACAAAGCTTCCGTGAAGGAAGCCTGGAAAGGCATGGGCCTAGCCCAGAAAGCCGGGGTCGTTTTGGGCGGCCTGGGCGGCGGAGCGCTCGCTATCGGTGGCGCCGCGCTCACCCCCCAATACGGCGCCGAGGCAGCCATCGGCGGTGCCAAGCTGGCCGACCAATGGACCGATGCCGTCCTGGGCGGCATGGCCCACGGTGTGGAATCGAAGATCGCCGCTATCCAACGGCAAACCACAGACCGTACCGACCGGCTAGGGCTCGCCACCGACGCCCAAAAACTCCTCCTCGATACCAGGCGGCAACAGCTAGAACTCGCGGGCGCAGCGAAAGCCGAAGCATTAAAAGCCCAGGTGGACTACGCGAACCTGCAAAAGCAGCTAGCTGAAGCCACCACCAAGGCGGAGATCGACGCCCTCACCGAGGCAGCCCGCGTGGCAGCCACCAAGCGCGATGCCATGCTGGTGCTGGCGGCACGCCAAGCCCAGGCTGCTGAAACCCAGCTGGCGCACACCCGCGCGCTGGTGGAGGCTGCCCGCTCCGGCGCCACCCAAGCCGGAGTGAAAACCATCGACATTAATGTGCGCATCCCCGACGGTGTGAACACCTTTACACGCGCCGATGTTGCGCGCATCACGACCGAGGCAGTGAAGGCTGCCACCGGTGCCGACTATGTGAACGCCCGAATCTAGTTAGAAAGGGGGCTGCCCGCCCGTGTATGAGATGACCTACGTGTCGCCTGACGGCGCATCCTTCGCCCTCACCGGCGGCCAGATCGAAGTCGCCGAGGGCGGCGTCGACAAACTCGTCGGTAGCGTTAAGGAGCGTGCTTACGTTGCGGTGGGCATGCCGGGACAGCTACTCGAATCACATGTCATTGAGCCGATCCGCGGGTCGCTTACCCTGGTGATAGACTCCACCCCCACCAAGCCCGCGGAGACGCTGGCCTTCGAGCTGCGCAGGGCGTTCTCTCACTACCGGTTAGGGCAACTAGCGGTCGCCACGCCCCGCGGCGTAGCTAGACTCCGATGCCGGCTAGACGGCACTATCAGCGACCCCGCCGAGGTGTACAGCCGCTCTAGCGGCCTAGAGCTGCGCATCCCCCTAGCCGCTGATGAAGGCGTCTGGAAGATCGGCCCATACACAGGCGCCGGCAAGACCAACGTTTCAAACTTCGGTGACACCACCACCTACTTGGAGATCACCTGGCAAGGTGGCGGCGGCCCCATCACCCTCCCCTCCGGCGCCACCCTAACCCTGCCCACCACCTCCGAACGCCGACACCTGCTCCTCAATCCCACCGACTCCTGCGCCATCATTGACCCCACCGGCGGCGTTGACCACACCCTATGGCGCCAAATCCCCTACCTACCTGAAGGGGTGCCAGCAGGTGGGCAGCGCACGTACCAACTGCCCGCTGGAGCCGCCGCCACCTGGCACGTTTCCACCCTCGACCCCTGGAGGTAACACAGATGATCGACTGGACAGCCCACCGTAAACACCGCGAACAGGCCATCGCAGATACAGGTCAATGGGTAGGCTTACTCGACGCTGATGGCAATCCCCTCATGGATCTGCCACCCGTGGTATCCATGGTGGCGCCGGAGGCACGCAACGACCCCGGCTCCCTGGAACTCACAGTCCTGTGCCGCAGCAGCCGCGGCATCATCCACCCCGTCGTCACCGAGCTCATCGCCAAACAGCTCGGCATGCTCAGCCCCGAAGGCAAACTCGTCCCCGTCGCCGACCGGACCCGCTTCGTGGCCATAGAACGCGCCGGGGTGCCGCGCCGGGTGTACTGGGTGACCCACACCGTAGCAAGGGGCGACGCCGACGCCCCCGCCACCCTCACAATCCACGGCGTGGGGCTAACAAAACTACTCTCTCGATTCCCCGCGATATCTGCCCCGACCACGTGGCAGCAGTCGTTTAAGAGGTTTGAGCGCGACTGGGTAGGGCCGGAAAACACCAAGGTCACGTTCTCGCGGCCCAGGGAGCTAGCGGGGATGAAAATGGTGACCGTCGCTGACGGCGCCACCCTCGACGGCCCCGCCGAGGCCACCATCCGGCGGCTGATTACCGAGTCGTTAGCGGCAGCGTTCCGGGTTGCTGGGATCACCAAGGACCTACCGATCCAAGTAGCGGCCACCCCGACGGGACGCTCCTCCCCGCGTATCCTGCTACGCCCCACGGATGGGCCGCTGCTAGAAGAGATCGCCCAACCAGCCGCCGCGGCAGGCGTTATCATCACCGCCCGAATGTGGTGGCCAGGCGACCCGCCGGTCACCGGTCTGGCGTTGTCGTTGCCTACGGTCGTCGTGGCAGTTGAGCAGGCAAAGGAGACACCATAATGAGGCCCACGCTTATTGCTGGCGGCGGGGAGATGACCGGCGGCCGGCGCCACTCCGCCTCCGCGGCCCACACGGCCCGCGGCCAGTACGCCACGGGCTGGCAGGGGGGCCAGTTGGTGCGCGGCTACCTGGAGGAGGATGGCGTCTCCCCCGATTCCCGCACCGAGACCTACGCCGCCATCCGCGTCGATGTCGACAACCGCCGCTGGGCCGGGGTCCCGTTCTATCTGCGGACCGCCAAACGCATGCCTAGGCGGGTCACGGAGGTCGCCCTGGTGTTGAAGCAGGCACCGCACCTGCCCTTCCCCGCCACCGAGACCGCGGCCCTGGGACAGAACGCCCTGGTGATGCGCGTCCAGCCCGACGAGGGCGTCACCCTCCGGTTCGGGGCCAAGGTGCCGGGCACCCAGATGGAAATCCGTGACGTCTCCATGGACTTCGTCTACGGTGGCTCCTTCACGGAAACCTCCCCGGAGGCCTACGAGCGCCTGATCCTGGACGTGTTGCTGGGCGATCCGCCCCTGTTCCCGCAGCACGAGGAGGTGGAGCTCGGCTGGAAGATCCTGGACCCTGTGCTCGAGTACTGGGACTCGCTGCCCACCCAGCCGGATCCCTACGCGGCGGGCACCTGGGGTCCCGCCAGCGCCGCCGAGATGCTGGCCCGTGACGGCAACACCTGGCGCAGGCCGTAG